CGTCGGGCTTATCAGAAGTTTCTTCATTTAATTCAAACGGGTTTACTGTTGAAAGTTCTTTTGGAACTAATAATTCAAGCTACACCTACGCCTCATGGACATTCCGCAAGGCTCCAAAGTTCTTTGATGTGGTGACGTGGACGGGTAATAATGTTAGTGGACGCCAAATTCCGCATAACCTAGGTTCTGTGCCCGGTTGTATTATTGTTAAAAACATATTGGAAGTGTCTAACTGGGAAGTGTGGCACAGAGGTGTTGTTGGTGTTACAGAAACAGCAAAGGCAAGGCTTAATAGTACAGCGAGTTTTAGTGAAAATAACAACTACTTTAGTGATAATAACACATCATCTGATATTGTTTTAGGTGGACTTTCATTAAATGAGTTAAATAAACAATATATCGCCTACGTCTTCGCACACGATGCAGGCGGCTTTGGCGACGATGGCGAGCAGAATGTTATTAGCTGTGGGAGTTATACGGGTAACACAAGCAGTCCACCAGAAGTTGATCTTGGGTTTGAGCCACAATGGCTAATGATTAAAAACGCATCTGTATCTAGTAACTGGATGATTATAGATTCTATGCGTGGGATTGTTTCTGGAGGAGACGAAAATACACTAGCGGCTGACAACAGTGCCGCAGAAAATGGTGTAATTGGTGCACCAGATACTGCTGATTTAACTGCTACTGGGTTTCAAGTTAAGGGCAGTGCCACCGCAGGCAACTCAAACGGTCATACACACATCTACATAGCCATCCGCCGCCCGATGAAGACTCCTGAGTCTGGGACTGAGGTGTTTGCGAACAGTTTAGGGATAAGTGGAAAGCCTTACTGGTTTGAATCAGGATTCCCTGTTGATTTGGGGATACAAAGATATTTTACAGGTTCATCTTATCATTATTTTGCAGACCGTTTACGGGGACAGGCTTATTTATCGTCTCAAACTACTGATGCTGAAGCTACGGGTCAAACATTTGCGACATTTGATTTTATGGAAGGATGGCATGTAAACAGTGGGGCAAACTCAGCTTATATTTCACACATGTTCCGCCGTGCCCCCGGCTTTATGGATGTGGTGGCTACGCCTCAAACAGCGGCGGGATACGGCACAGTTACTCACAACTTAGGTGTTGCGCCAGAATTCATTATTTTAAAGGGTAGGGACTATGCGGAATCGTGGAGATGCTATCATGCGGCCCTTGGTAGGGGTGCAAGTATACAATTAAATTTACCAGATGCACCGTATTTATCGGCTGACTATTGGGGTACGGCAGACCCAACAGCTACTGAGTTTGGAGTTCGCTGGAATTCCTTTACTGCGCCTAACTACATCGCCTACGTCTTCGCCTCCCTCCCCGGCGTATCCAAGGTATCTTCCTACACCGGAACAGGTGCTGACTTAAACGTAGACTGTGGCTTCAGTGCTGGCGCAAGGTTTGTCCTAATCAAACGCACCGACTCAAGTGGTGATTGGTATGTGTGGGATAGCGCACGGGGCATCGTAAGTGGTAACGACCCATATTTGCGACTAAACAGCACAGCGGCTGAAGTGACCAGCACTGACTACATTGACCCATTGGCTTCTGGCTTTACAGTAACATCATCAGCGCCAGCGGCACTTAACGCAAGCGGTGGCACTTACATCTTTTTGGCAATTGCCTAATCAACAGACTTTTAAAGGATCAATATTATGTCTGAATATCGCAATCGCACCAGTGGTGCAGTAAACACTCAAGGCGAGATTCGCCGATCAATGCCTAACACATCCCTGCCTCGGGTATGGACTAGTTCCATCTGTGACAGCCTTGGAATTGACCCAGTGTTAGCGGCTCCTGCTCCAGCCCCGTCAGGTGAGTACAAGGTTGTCAGTCGCAATGGTGTTACTCAGGATGCCAATGGCAACTGGGTGGAGGCGTATGTCGAGCGGGATATGTTCTCTGACTACGTTAATGACGAGGGTGTGACTGTCACCAAGGCAGAGCAAGAACAAGCGTACACAGCCCGCAAGAATGAAGAAGCGGCTACGGCTGTTCGTGCAGAGCGTGACAAGCTAATCGCCTCATGTGACTGGATGGCTATCAAAGCCTTTGAGGGTGGCACAACGGTATCAACTGAATGGGCAACCTACCGCCAAGCCTTGCGTGACGTAAGCGCACAGGCGGGCTTTCCTAACGACATCACGTGGCCTGAAAAGCCATAATTTGTTAGAATCTTGATAATGAATTAACACCGAGCAAACCCATGTCTGACGAAGTAAAACTAACTGAAGCGCAAATTGATGCCATCGTTGACAAAGCCGTCGAAAAGACCTTTCAGCGAATGTATCAACAGGTAGGGAAGTCAGTTTTGACAAAGTTGACGTGGATTGTTGGCGTGTCAGTCGTGGGTCTGTTTATGTGGCTTGCTGGCCAAAACTCACTGCCTAAATAATGCTGGCTGAACTCGCAATTGCGAATGCGGCCTTTGGAGTCATTAAAGAAACCATTGCCAATGGTGGGGACATCATGGCGGCGGGTCAGCACATCTTCAGGTTCTTTGACTCTAAGTCAGAGATCTCAAAAAAAGCTAACGCATCAGGCTCAGACTCAGAAGCGTTCTTTGCCCTTGAGCAGATTAAAAGTAATGAAAAAGCATTACAAGAAATGTTCATTTATCAGGGTCGGGCGGGTCTGTGGGACGACTGGTTGTCGTTTCAAGCAGAAGCAAAGCGCAAACGCGATGCGGAGGCCAAGGCACTTGCCCTGGCAAAGATTAAGCGTAAAGAAAAGATTTGGGCGTGGATTAACGGCGTGTTGATTGTCATAGCGGTTGTGACCGGGCTAGTCATTGTTGCTGGCCTCATCTGGCTCATCGCAACCAAGGGTAATATTTAATGACCGATGAATTTTTAAAAGCAGACATCAATGGCGATGGTGTCATCAGCCCAGAAGAGTTCCAGCTTGAGATTCGCCGTAAGCGTTTGGAAATCGAAGACGCCGATGCACAGCGCGACCAGATTCGACGCATGGTTTGGTTTGTGTTGTTCGGTATGCTTGGCTACCCTTTGTTCGTGATTGGCTCCAGCCTACTTGGTCTGGACAAGGCGTCAGACATCTTGGGGTCTATGGCCACAATCTATTTCCCATCGACCAGTTTAATACTCGCGTCGTTCTTTGGCGCGTCTGCATACCAGGCCAAGAAAGGTTAACTATGCTCCAAGCACTGATCGGCCCTGTCACAAGCCTGTTAGACAAGTTTGTTGAAGACAAAGACCAAAAGGCGGCACTGGCTCACGAAATTGCAACGATGGCTGAAAAGCAGGCGCATGAGTCTGCGATGGCACAAATTGAAGTTAACAAAGCGGAGGCACAAAGTGGTTCAATATTTAAAGGCGGTTGGCGTCCATTTATTGGTTGGGTTTGCGGCATGGCATTCGCTTACCACTTTATATTACAGCCTGTCTTACTTTTTGGAGTAGCGGTTACAGGCGTTGAGATACCAGCGTTGCCAGAGTTTGATATGAGTAGCCTGATGACCGTCCTAATGGGTATGCTTGGCCTTGGTGGACTGCGTACATTTGAAAAGCAAAAAGGTTTAACAAAGTAAGGGGTCTACTATGTCTGTCTGGCTACCTGTTTTATTCGTCTGTTTAACCAACGGCGCGTGTGAGTTTTATTCTGGCACTTTGTCTGTGTCAGTCGCGCAGTGCGAAAGCCAGAACGCGGAAGTCAAACAAGCGTTGAGTTTAAAACAAAACATCAGCGCTTACCAAATCGCCTGCATTAAAATCAAACCAAAAGATTCAGCATGAAACTATCAACTAATTTTTCGCTCCAAGAGTTGACCAAAAGCGACACGGCCATTCGACATGACATTGACAACACACCATCCTTGCAGGTCATCGATAACTTGCAAGACTTGGTGGACAACGTCTTACAGCCACTGCGAGAAAAGTTTGGCCCTGTTGTTGTCACTAGCGGCTATCGCTCACCTGCCGTCAATACAAAGATTGGTGGCAGTACGACCAGCGACCACTGTCATGGCTATGCCGCAGACTTTGAAGTGCTGGGAATGGACAACCGCGAACTGGCGCTGTACATCCGCGACAACCTCAAGTTCAAACAGTTGATCCTTGAATTCTATTCTGGCTTGCCTGATTCAGGCTGGGTGCATTGCTCATTCCAAAAGGACGCAAACAAGGGTCAGGTATTAACTGCCAAGAAAGTCAATGGCCGGACTCAGTACGTTAATGGCATTGAGTGAACATGGACGAAAACAGGATCGTAACAAAGCGATCTATTGAGGCGGCGTACACGTTGTTGCGCGGCATGAAGCCGTTTTGTGATTGGAAACTCCCAGTCAAGATCGACGCTCAAGTCAGCAACGACATCGCTATGTTTGGTTGTTTTGAAGACCCAAACACAATCACGATTAGTTCTGGTCGAGTGTGGACTGCTCAGAGCCTGTTAGAGACGACGGCTCACGAGATGATCCACTTGTACCAGTACAAGCAGAAACGGCTGACAGACACGCCCCACGACGCCTTTTTCATGGCCTGTGCAAAAGAGGTCTGCGAAAAGCTGGGCGTGAACAACAGAGAGGATTTTTAGTGAACAAGCGAACGATTAGTAATGAGGAGTTCATTGAACTTTGGAAGACTCACAAGTCAGCCGCAAAGATAGCCCGGATCACTGGGATTTCAGAGCGCAACGTCCACCACCGTCGCCGCGACATTGAGGCGAAATACGACACTACATTGGTTGCGGCAAGCAATAAAAACACCGTAGCGCAAGCGTATGGGCACATCAACCTTGGTATGGAGAACGGCACGGTCATAGTGTTTAGTGACGCCCACTTCCAACTAGGTAGGCGCACCACGGCCTTTAAAGCCCTGCTATGGCTGATTGATGAACTCAAGCCCAAGGTAGTGATAGGAAATGGCGATAACTTTGACGGCGCGCAGGCGAGCAGGCATCCTGCAAACGGTTGGGATGTAACGCCGACCATTATTCAAGAGTTAAACGCCTGCAAGATGTTTCTTGGCGAGATTCAGGAGGCCGCTGGCGATGCTAAATTGATATGGACGCTAGGCAACCACGACGCTAGATTTTCGACTCGGCTGGCAACCGTAGCGCCAGAGTTTCAAGGCGTCGAGGGCTTCCGGCTAGAAGACCACTTTCCTGATTGGCAACACGTTGTTAGCTGTATGGTCAACGACTCGCTAATGGTCAAACACAGGTGGCGTTCCGGCGTCCATGCCGTCCACAATAACGCTGTTAATTCTGGTGTGAGTTTTGTAACCGGGCATCTCCACTCGCTTAAGGTGAGCGGATGGACTGACCTTGTTTCTACAAAATGGGGGGTTGACTGTGGCACGTTGGCAGAGCCATTTGGCGACCAATTTATTTATGCAGAAAACAGTCCACGCAACTGGCGCGCCGGGTTTGCGGTGCTCAACCTTGTTGACGGACACCTCCTGATGCCCGAGTTATGTATGGTCAGCAGTCTTGGGGATGATTATGTTGAGTGGCGGGGGGAGTTGATTGACGTGAGCGAGTTCTAGCCCCACCCTGCTTCACAGCCTCCACCCGTTCGATTGTTGTAAATTTGTGCATATTGCCGCACTCAATAGTCCTGCGCCGCGTGTTGTCTTGGCGCATTCTTGATTCGAGTACCGTTGTCCATGCTCCGCATTCTGGGCACTTCATTGCTTGTGAAAAGTGCCTGACGAATCCAGCCAACCCTTGCGATCTTTAATTTCGTTGTACGCCTTTTCCAAACACACCACAAGATCAGTGTCCTCGCAAGCCGCTCCCATAATTAGCGTCACCAGTATGTCGCCATAGGCGTCGTCACGCGCATCCTTATCTCCCGCCTCCAGCGCCTCGATAAGTTCGTTTAGTTCTTCTTGCGTCTTCTTGGCTTGCGCCAGACCCGTGCTGTGTCGAGTGATACCTTTCTGCGTTCCCCACTCAATCGCTTTCATTTCATAATACCGATAACTCATTTTTTTACCTTTTTGTTTGGTGCAAATTTTAACTCTGCAAATATTTTCCACAGGCTTTCGATGCTGTTTAAGTTGTCCCATTCAACAATCAAACGATCACCGTAACCAAAGTTTTTGGACTGACATCTAGCGGCAAAGTTTTTCTTTGACATCCAGCCGTTGACCCTCATTACGTTTGGGTCGTCTGTGCGGCCAACAAGTATAGCTATCTGCGCCCTGAACTTGTCTAAGTTGTCAAAGATCAAAGATCCATACTCTTTGTTGGTGAACTTTACATCAACAGATACGTTGCCAATCCACAAGTCAATCCCGCCGTCACTTAGCACGTTCAGCACTGGCGGCTCACAGTTGAATAGTCGAGCCACAGCAAACTCGGCTTTGTAGCCAAACGCGTTAGCCTCCTCGCGGCTCTGTGATGCGTTTTCCAGCCTTGGGCTAAAACCCTGCATCTTGCAAAGAGCAACCGTGTCAGCGCCCATTGTGGACGCTGTATGGCTATCCTTTGGGCTTAACTGAATCAACATGACCACTCTTGTACACCAAGCTGTTGTTTCGACGGCTTGGATGCTGGCTGTGGTCATCAGCACCTGGGCGAACTGCGGGCATCTCTAGTTCTGGGCAAAGGTAAACCCCGGTCATTTTTGAAAACGACTGCGACTGGGCGACCTCGATTTGCTTTCTTAGATCCATTGGTTTTTCTCCTTGACCTTGGCCTCGATTGCCCACGCTAAATCAACTACTGATGTGTATTTCAACAAATCCATTTGCATTATCTCGGCTTGCGTCAACTCATTGAACGTTCGGTTGTCTAACGCCTGCCCTAGTTTGTCTCTGGCGGCATCAATATCTTTAGCCTCACCAGCATTGCACTGGTATCCGCCAAAATCGTTTTGGTACATTGACTCAAGAGTCTCCAACAATTCTTCTGCGGCTTGTTCTACTGTCATTACATATCTCCTTTAAAAAACCTCTTAAAACGCTCCCAGCGCGATTCTTTTTGTCTTAGCAGTACTGTCTGCCACCAGATGCCTAGATCGTCCATGTGAGACCGTTTAAACGGCTCCCAGCGGCATCCGATCACCACCCTGCCTGTGTTGTAGCCGATCATTTTGCCACCAGCGCCAACTCGAAGTCAGCAAGGTCTTCTGAGTGGTAGTCAAATCCAAGGCCGTCCAGCATATCAGCGTGGACTGCTCCCCACAGCACAAAGTCTTCACCTCGCGCCGTCTTACGAACCGAATACAACTCCACCATGTCGCTTGCCTGTGGGTGCTGGCGTACCAAAATTGTGTCTTGCATTTCAATCTCCTGTTGTGTTGCGATGTGTTAATTCTACACACGCCACAACACGCAAGAATAGGTGTTTACCCTAATAGTTTTTTTAGCAAATATGCGATCTGACCAGAGACAGACCGAGACTCAGCTACTGACTGCGCCTTGATTTGCTCATACAACGCCATTGGGACACGCATTGTAATGAACTTGGTTGTTGGGTCTTTCTTTTCCATCTTGCCTCCTTAGAACGGCATATCGTCATCAAGTTCAGGCGCTGGCGCTGACTTGGCTTGGGCAGGCATAGCCTTACCCTGCGACTCTTTTGGTGTTACAGACAGGCTCAACATTTTGTCGCCCTTGCCAGTCACCTTAGACCAGCCAGACAGCCAGAACTCCTTGCCATCGATGTTGATCGAACCTTTTAGGTCGGGGTGCGTCTCTTTTTCTTTGCGGTCGTTTTTAAACATAACGCCACGGTTGGTGTTGTCGTATTCCATATTCAGTCCTTTTTCTTTAATGCGGCGCGAGTTTTTGAGTTCAACAGAGTCCACAGGGCCAGCTTCTGTGGTTCGTCAAGGTTTTGGTTTGTAACCAATTCTTTGGCCGCGATTGGTTCGCCAATTACCATTTCGTTTAGCAAGTCAGCAAGGTCGCGCAGATCTTCCATGTCCTGCTCTGAGACGTTGTCTTGAGCACCTTGGTTTGGCGTCGTGATGATCTTCTTTGGCTGTTCAGGCAAGTCCTCGCCCGCGTAGATGTACAGACCGAGACCGTGCAAAGACAGAGCCTTGGTCATACAACGCATGATGGCCGTGTTGACCGCAAAGGCGTCTGGGTTTGGTATGGCTTTGTTGCGGAAGTCCATGACAGGCAACTGGCAACACATGGGCTTGTCAAACATTGTGACCGTGACCCAAACCATAGCAGTGCCGTTGATGTCCATGTAGCACTTATCGCCAAACATCTCGACCTTGAACGTAGCCTTGGGATCAGCCTTTAGCGCCTCTGCCCAAGCCCAGGCCCAAGACAAGTACGACAGACCGTTTTTCTTTTCAACGTGGTCGTTTACGTTGGTTTTAATTAGTGTTTCAATGCTCATGCTAACCTCAATACTTCAATGTAAGTTGGCTCTTTGTGAATCATGTAAGAGCCGTTGCCCCAGGTGTGGCTCAAGTACCCTGTTGTAGTGGAACGAACAGAATCAATGTTGTACTCTCCCGCTGGTATCTTTGCAGTCTGATTCGGCTTGATGTCTTTGACATACTTAACGACGTGCGCCGTCAAAGCGCCACGCGGGTACAAGGACTCTTTCTTGACGCGCTTTGGCTTGATAGCCTCACCCCATTCTTTGTCGTCGTGGATTACGTGATATGACGCGCCAGACGCGCGTAGCAGTCTTAGCGCTTTTTCAATTGCAATATTTTGGATTCCCATTTGATTCCCTTTTATTTTGTGGCGATGGCCACGTCAAAATCAGAGTCGTCAAAGAAAACGACTCGATCCCCATAAAGAACCATTGCTGGTTCGTCGTGGTCTTTCGCATTTTCCAAGTCCATAACGTGGTCAATGTAGATTTCGTTCTTGTTCTGGCCGACCAGATCAGCCAGCTTGCGCTCACCCTTGGTGTTGAGCGTGTAGATGTTTTTAAAATGCTCCGTCATTTTTAAATTTCCCTTTTACTCAAATGTAACACAGTATCACGACGCGAGTCGGCGCGTGTATTTTCTTTTTGGCTTCTCTTCTGGCTCGACTATTTGCGAGACCTGTATTAGGTTAATCATTGCGTTGCGGATGTTGGCGACCTGCGCGGATGTCAGTCGACCGTTGAGGTCAAAGATGCGCGCCATTCGACCGATCTGATCGTCTGTGTACCCTTTTGGTGTGCGACCCATCTCAAGGTAGACCTCGACCATTGCGGCGTCGCCCGTATCAGTGCGCCACTTGGCGCGCACGTCTTCAATGCGCTTGGCGGCTAGTTCTTGAATCTTGTTCATTTTGTTTCTCCTTTTTTAACAAACAACGTGTTGATACTTGCCATTGGCCATCCGGACTGTCTTGAGTAAACCGGTGCTGTTGCGAACTTTTGAGACAATATCTGACTCACCCATCACGCAAGCAACGTGCTTTAGGTCAACTCCGAAACGCTTGGCGGCACGCAAATGAGCCGCAAGAACTAACCTGCAAATGTAACTAGTATTTTTTTGTGCTGTCATTTTGTTTCTCCCTTTGTGTTGCGATGTGTTTATTATTACATGGAAAAACCAAGATATTTCTAGGTAGTTTCCCTAATTTACAAAAATAATTTTGTGGGTCATAGTTGAGCCAACACAGGAGACGATTATGCAAACTTGGAATAATTTTATGGCAGACCTAAACGCACTGGTGCGGCAACAGCCTGACACAGAGATCGAAGCCATCATGTGGCTGAACAGCCTGATGTACAACGCTCACCAAGCGATTGAGGACATCCAGCGCAACGACTTGAACAAGGAAAATTTTGGAGGCACAGACTAATGCACGACCCAGTCAACAACCCAGCGCACTACATGGCTCACCCAAGCCACGTTGAGTGCATAGACATAACCGAGCACATGAACTTCTGTCTTGGCAACGCTGTCAAGTACATCTGGCGTGCTGACCTTAAAAACGACGCCATTGAAGACTTGGAAAAAGCGGTTTGGTATTTACAACGTGAGATTCAAAGGAGAGAAAAATGATTGCCTATCACTTTAGAGTAATGGAAAAAGGAGTCCCAAACGGGTGGGTTGGTTTTGCTTTTGGGGATAGCCTACATCAACTGTTTGACCAGATTGATTTTTACGTTGACCCGTATAGCGTTGAGATAAAAAAGGCTAGTAGTGGTAGCGCGTTTCAGCGGCAAGACAAGCCTGATGAATTTACATACGACTGCCAAGACACCAATGCAGATGTTTGTTGTTTTGACTGTGATGATGGTTGGAAAAAACCAAAGTGGGTGACAGACCCAAATTTTAAGCTATAATGGTTTGAAACGCGGCTAGGTCTGAAGTCATGAGCAGACCGAATGGAGTTCCTCCCTCTCCCGCCGTTGTTTCTTTTCTAGGGAGCGTTGAAAAGGTGAGCACTATGCCCATTGGTTTTGAAAAGCAGAACGAACTGCTTGTATATGGTGATGGCGAAGGGAATGTCGTCATTGAAGAATTTGTCGAGTCTCAGTTGCAGAACATCGGCATGGTCAAAATCCCAATTGAACGGTTTGAATATCTTGTTGAGCAAGCCAAACAATTGAGGCATGAGGCTTATCACGGCTCAGAGGAGAGTAGTGATGAAGCCTAAAAACTGGTCACACTTTCAACACTACAAAGACCGTTGCCCTCCTTGGATTAAGTTGCACAAGGAGTTGCTTAACGACCGTGCTTTTATGACGCTACCAACTGCTAGCAAGGCGCTAGCACCTTTGTTGTGGTTGCTAGCGAGTGAGTCAAAGGATGGCACTTTTGATGCCTCCATTGATGAATTGACCTTTAGGTTGCGTATGCCTGAGTCAGACATAAAGACTGGTCTTAAGCATTTGATTGATAAAGGTTTTTTTGTAGATGATAGCGAAGTGCTAGCAGAGTGCTATCAAGATGCTATACCAGAGACAGAGACAGAGACAGAGACAGAGACAGAGACAAAGAAGAGTAGAAGTGCAACACGCGGGTCGCGGTTGCCAGCCGATTGGAAGCCTGATGCTGAATTAGCTGAGTGGTCAAAGTCTGAACGACCAGACCTGAACTTGCGTAAGGTTTTGGAGGAGTTTAGGGATTACTGGACATCGGTTGCTGGCTCTAAGGGCGTTAAGCTGAAATGGGACGCAACATGGCGCAACTGGGTTCGCTCACAAAAAGCTGACAAGCAGACATTTGCCCAAGTTGCGGCTGACGTTGCTCGGACTACTGTGCCAGCACCAGCCAACCAAGACGCCGCGCTCAAAGAGATTATGGCTGACAGGGAAAAAGCCGTTCCAATGCCAGCGCACATCCGAGACCAGATTAACTCAGCATTCAAAAGGCCGCAAGATGCGTAAGCGTTCAAAATACAAACCAAGGGGCGTGCGCCTTGACACTATGCATTGGTTGGTCACAGGCATGACGAAGGTATCAGCAAAGGAATCCGAATACGTCACCATGCACCTGAAAAACATGAGTGCGCTCGACTCGCTGACCAAGGGCACGGCAACACGCCAAGAGGCTGACATCATAATCGGGGTCATAAACGTCGCTGAGGCGCTTTGTATGCTTGGGGTGGGGGCAGAGTACCGTCAGCTAGTTTTAGACGCTTCTAGCGCCCTCTACGCCGTTTGCAAGCGGTCTCTTGAGTTAAACGATAGGTTCGTTTGCCGTGGCGAGGAACTTTCTGCCATAAAAACGGGTTATGAGGTGCATGACGCACAAATGGAGGTCGCTACCTTGGCGATGCTTGACAAAGCGTTGGACACAATTGCGGCAACACTTAAACAAAAAAAGGGGAAGATTATCAATGCCTAAGAAACTGATTCAGGTTGATCACATTATTTTGGCTAAGACGTGGAAGTTGTTTGAGCATCTCGACCGGCGGATGAGCGCTCACGATTTGGCTGACACCTTGGAGATAGCCATCTTGACCTCTTGGCGGTGGATAAGAGCGTTACACGGTCAAGGCTTGATTCACATTTGTGATTGGCGGCAAGATACGGTAGGACGTTACCAGACGCCTGTGTACGCCGCTGGTGACAAGTTGGACAAGCCCAAGCCGCGTAAGACAAACCTTGACCGTCGGATGGAGTACGAGCGCAGGAAAGAATTGCGAAAGCAAGCAAGGGCAGAAAAAACTAAAGAAAGGGAAGAAAATGCGAGAGTATCTGAAGGAACAAATATATGTTGATCTCTTGGGAGGTGTGGTTTTTATATGGTGTGTCGGTACTTTGTCTTTTTATGTTGGCGTTGCTTATGCACTCGCTTGCGGGTGACTACGAATAAGGAGAAGAACACATGAGCAAGTTTTCAGTTGTACAACAAAATTGTGCGGCCACTAGACCAGAGCGCGAAAACAACCAATGGATGGGCCATCGAAAGCAACTATGCCTACGTTGCCAAAAAGACAAAACAACAAAAGGAGGAAGCCTCACTTGGATCGGCACGTTTAAAAAATTTATCTGCTCAGACTGCGTGACAGCCAAGTTACAGGAGAAAAACACATGAGCATTGAAATTGCGCGAAAAATTCTTGACCAAGTGAAAGACGGTTCAAATGAGTACAGCACCTTTGTTATTACAGAAGCGCTCAAGGCCACAGGCGACTTTACCGAAATTTACGGGTGAGCAACGCGCCCACTTTGAAAAAGTTGCCGCCCAGCAAAAGCGAATTGACGATATGGCAACGGCTCGCGAACTGGTACAGATGTTCTACGCCAAAGACAAAGCCGAGCGCAACGCTTGGCTACGGGAAGCGCTTAACCGCATTGCTAGTAAGCGTGGGGCTGGACACGCTCACAACATCCGCACTTGCATGACGGCAGTTAGGGAGAACGAATATGAAAATGACATTACAGGACAGCAAACAAGCGCTGACTCAACTGCGCCAACTGTGGCCGAAGATCAAAGAGGCTCTTGACGGCGGCATACCGCTGGTGCTGGAGATCAAGCGTGAAAGCAAGACAAGACAGCAAGAGAAGTTGTACCATCAACATATCGGCAAGGTCGCTACACAGGCACGTCATCTGAACTGTGTTTATAACGAAGAGGACTGGAAGCGAATCCTTGTCGATGCCTACCTGCGCGAGTCTAACCAAGAGTCTGGCAAGCTGATACCAAACCTAGACGGTACTGGCGTCATCCAGCTTGGTTTCCAAACCCGCAAGTTCAGCAAAGAAAAGGCGTCCGAGTTCGTGTCTTGGTTGGAGGCTTGGTGCGCCAACAATGGGGTAGATGTTGATGGCTAAAAAATGCAAACAATGTAAAGTGCCTTTTACCCCTGTCAGGCCAATGCAAAAGGTGTGCAGTCCAGCCTGTGCAATGAAGATTGCAAGGCAGGTGGTAGACAAGGCCGAAAAGAAAGAAACCAAGCTAAAGCTGGACGCTATGCAGACCAAGCCCCAACTGGTCAAGAAAGCCCAGACAGCCTTTAACGCTTACATCAGGGCAAGGGACAAAGGGAAGACCTGTATCTCATGTGAGACACATCTGGGAGACAAGCCAAACACGTTTGACGCTGGCCACTACCGCTCGGTCGGCTCTGCGCCTCATATGCGATTTGTGGAGGACAACGTCCACGGTCAATGCAAACATTGCAACAACTGGCTTGCAGGCAACCACGTGGAGTACCGCAAAAGGCTGATTGATCGAATAGGTGAGCGTCAATTGGAACTTCTGGAGGCTGACAGCACCATAAGAAAGTACACCAAAGAAGCCCTGATTGAGATCGCCCGGCATTACAACGAACAGGCTAGACTTTTGGCCAAAGAGCGATTAAACTGAAGTTCTCCTTTCGGGTGTTTCGCGACCCCGTTACGCCAGCTATTGCAGTTGGCGTTTTTTTTGGTAAAATGGTTTTACTATGGCTGAAATGCGCGCAACACCTTATTCAAACCCGTTTCTTGGCGGGGTGTCTGGACTTGTTGATGCCCTTACAGGCTATTTGGACGGCGTTGACCGAACGCAACAGGCTCAGATGGTTGGCAATTTCATAAAAGAGACGGGCATACCAAAGACACTTCAGCGCATGGCGTATGGTGAGCCGATCACCAACTCCGCTCAGGCGAACGTGCCGTTCTTGCGCCCAGAGACTGGTAACGCGGCGATGACGTTGCTTGGTATGTTACCTGTTGGCGCGCCTGCGGCCAAAGTCTTACCAAAGAACTTGCCTGTTGGAATGAGCATAAAAAGCGCTGACGGCACTATTGCTCAGGCGTTATCGCCAACGGCTCCCGTATCACCTGCTGGCTTTTACAGCGCGGCAGAGCAAGCGGCATTGAACCTGCCACGCAATAAGGGTACTGGTCAGGCGCTACTCAACGACCTACTGAAAGGCGCTGACGTAAAGAGAGATGAACTTCAAGCCACTGGGGTGCTGGATGCCTTTGCAAACCGACCACAGGCTACCAAGCAAGAGTTGGTTGATTTCTTGCAGGCTAACAAAATAGATGTTGGTGAGGCGGTCAAAACGTCTGTAAACCCTTTCCCATACCGGACGGCTGGAGAGTGGCAAGGCGCAATTGACGCCGCAGAGGAAAACAATGACTGGGACTTGGCTGACAGGCTTGGAACGGCATGGGAGCAGTTTGAGGGCAATGTCCGAAGTAAAAAAATACCACGATATGAGTCGTGGGCGTTACCCGGTGGTGAAAACTACCGTGAGGTGTTGTTGACAATGCCAAACCAGTGGGAAAAGCCAAGAGCGTTACAAGAAGCAAACTCCGCAAGAATACAGCAATTGCGCGATCAAATGTACGGCACAAGCGGGACAGATGAAATACGTGGCGAAATAAGTAAATTGCAAAACGAAAACCAACTGTTGCAAAAGCAAATCAATGACGCACCAATTTACACGTCATCTCACTGGGATGAACCAAACGTCATGGCGCACTTACGCTTAAACGACCGTGTAGACGCTGACGGCAAGAAGATGACCTTGATTGAAGAGTTGCAGTCAGACTGGCATCAGGCAGGACGTGAAAAGGGGTACAGGAAATCAAACCAAAATCGTATTCCGACAAAGTTTGAGCAAGATGACGCAGGGTGGAGTATTTTTGACCAAGATGGTAATGAAATAACCTATGTCACAAATGACGTCAATTTAAGCGGAACTAAAGAAGGCGCAATAAAAATTGCACAAGAAAGATTAAATTCTGACGAATTTTTAGTCCGGTCAAAAAGTGTCCCAGACGCTCCAATGAAAGACACTTGGTATCAGACAGCACTGCGCAAGGCTGTAAAGGATGCCATCGATAACGGCTCAGATAGGGTCGGAATCCCAACTGGATCGCGTATTGCAGACCGCTTTGGCAAGGGCAAATATGTTGAGAGTTTTGATGTTGGCAACGTTGACGAAATAGGCGCACGGGAAGTTCGCTTTAAAATAAAAGATGGTGGCACAGTGTTTGCCGCAATTGACAAAGACGGCAAGATCATTGAGGGCAATAGCAACTTGATCCAGCCATATATGGGCAAAGACTTGTCAAAAGTCATTGGCAAAAAGGCGACGATCAAAATCAATTCATACGGCAAAGAGGGCGGCACGTTTGTAATGGATGGAGAGATGCTTGGCGGTCAGGGCATGAAACAGTATTACGACGAGACATATCCCAATTACTTGGAGAAGTTCGCCAAGAAGTATGGCTCAAAGGTCAGTGATGGTTCGTTGGCTGGAACAAAGTCAAAAGACCAGTTGGCCTCGCAATTATATGGGCGTGGCGAAACATACAAAAACTTACCAAGTGAAAGCAAGAGACAAGTTGACCAAATGTTTTTGGCTGATAAAGAGCCAGTGCGTTACATAGAGATCACACCAGAGATGCGTAAGGCGCTGGGTGGTAAAGACAAAGGTGTACCGCTATTCCAAGCCGCACCACTTATTCCCGCTGGAGCCGCTGGCTCTGGTGGACTATTAGACCAATTTGGTGAAAGACAAGAATAACCAAAGCGGTTTCTCCACCTGTTTACAGAGAGAACAACATGACAGAACTGACAAAACACGCTGGCGGCAGGCCAACAAAATACACGCCTGAACTGCTGGAAGAGTGTCACAGATACCTAACTGACTACAACACATTGCCAAGCATTGCTGGGCTGGCTGTTCGTCTTGGTATAGCCCGTGAGACATTGCAAGCATGGGCAAGAGACAACGATAAAGAAGAGTTTTCTCACATTTACACACAGCTACTGGCAAAACAAGAAGATGAACTCATCAGGAATGGTCTGATGGGGCACTTCAATGCGTCGATCACCAAGATGATCTTGACCAAGCATGGATACTCAGACAAGGTGGACGCAACGTCCAGCGACGGCTCAATGACTCCAACGAGCCAGCCTGTGACTATCCGCCTGGTTGGCCCAGATGAGTGAGGCGCAGTTAACGATCCCACCAAAGCTAATACCCGTCTTTACAAAGGACGCTCGGTATCGCGTTGCAAAGGGTGGGCGGGGTAGCGCAAAGACTCGCACGTTTGCACTGATGACGGCTGTTAGAGGCTACCAGTGGGGCAAAGAGGGCAAGAGTGGCCAGATACTTTGTGGCCGTGAGTTTATGAACTCGCTGGAAGACTCATCGCTGGAAGAGGTCAAGGCGGCTATTCGCAGTGTGCCTTGGCTTGAAGAGTATTACGAACTGGGCGACAAGTTTGTCAGGTCTAAGGACGGGATGATTAGCTACACGTTCGCTGGTCTACGTCGGTCGCTGGACAGCCTAAAGTCCAAGGCTCGCATCTTGGTTGCATGGATTGACGAGGCGGAGACCGTCAGTGAGACAGCATGGCGTAAGCTGATCCCAACGGTGCGAGAAGACAATTCAGAGATCTGGGTGACGTACAACCCTGAGAGCAAAGAAAGCGCCACACATAAGCGGTTCGTTGAGCAAACGCCTGATGACGCTGTTGTGGTGGACATGAATTGGAAAGATAACCCTTGGTTCCCTGACGTGTTAGAGCGTGAGCGCCAAGAAGACAAAAGGAAGAGGCCAGACATTTATGACCACGTTTGGGAGGGCGATTTTCTGGTTCACGCTGAGGGTGCGTATTACGCTACTGAGATGCGAGATTGCAAAGATCAAGGGCGTATTGGTACTGTGCAATATGCTCCATCCGTACCTGTTACGACTGCGTGGGACTTGGGAATCGGTGACTCGACGGCTATCTGGTTCGCACAGCACGTCGGGGCGGAGGTCAGGCTCATTGACTACTACGAGTCAAGCGGTGTGGGGCTGGATCACTATATGCGCGTCCTTAACGAAAAAGGCTACGTGTACGGCAACCACATACTTCCACACGACGTGCGAGTACGTGAACTCGGCAGTGGAAAAAGCCGCATGGAAGTGCTGGACAGCTTGGGGGCGCGTCCTATTACTGTTGCGCCGCAGTTGATGGTGGATGACGGCATCCAAGCGGTTAGATCAATGCTGACCAACTGCTGGTTCGATGCAGAGCGCTGTGAGCGCGGTATTGACGCACTGAGGCAGTACCACAGGGAATACGACGACAACGGCAAGGTGTGGCGATCTAGACCGTCTCACGACTGGGCATCGCATGGTGCGGATGCGTTTAGGTACTTGGCTGTCGGCCACCGCGCCACATCAAGCTGGGGCGACCCGATCAAGCGTAACTTAAAGGGTATTGCTTAGATATTAAGCTGTCTGTATAATCAAAATTGACTATTTTTTAATGGGGTTCAGCCATGCCGCTCAAAAAAGGCTCTAGCGCCAAGACCATTTCCAAGAACATCAAGTCAGAGATGAAGTCTGGCAAGCCTCAAAAGCAGGCGGTTGCTATTGCCATGAGCAAAGCGGGTCGAGCCATGCCACAGCGTAATATGCGCGCAAAGGCAAACAAGAAATGAAAACAGGTCTCTATTCCAACATCCACGCCAAGCGCAAGCGCATTGAAGACGGCTCTGGCGAGAAGATGAAAAAGGCTGGAGCCAAGGGCGCTCCATCTGCCAAGGCATTTAAGCAAGCGGCAAAAACCGTGAAGAAGAAAGGGAAGAAGTAATGGCTACCAAGAAGATGATCCCCGTTAAGGCATTCAAGCCTTGTGCAAAGTGTCCTGCTCCTGCGTTATGCAAAAAGGCAGGCAGATGCCTAGCTAAGGGTAAGTAATGACCAAGGATGGCCGTCTGCAACGTGCAGGCGTCTCTGGCTTTAACAAGCCTAAGCGAACACCAGGCCACGCCACGAAGTCTCATGTTGTTGTCGCTAAGTCTGGCGACCAAGTGAAGACGATTCGCTTTGGTCAGCAGGGCGCTAAGGGGTCTCCTGATGGCTCTAAGCGCAACGAAGCATTTAAGGCTCGACACGCCAAGAATATTGCAAAAGGCAAGATGTCAGCGGCTTACTGGGCCGACAAAGTAAAGTGGTAAAAACATGGCGATAACAAACTACACGAACCTGCAAACAACTATTGCAGATACGCTTAACCGAGACGACCTTACGTCGATCATTCCGACGTT